TTCATCCTTTACGTCCAAAGGATTGATACTATTAGCAGTCGGACACTCTGAGTACATAATCCCATTATAATCTTTCCATCCTCTTCCGTGATATACAGCTTTCTTGATAAGGTCGGCAACCTCTCCAGATTCCCCTGTTAAGCCTAATGCAGCATTTGAGACAGCGTCTTTAAAGTCTTGCTTCTTCCAAGTACGAGAAACTGATTTGTCGAAATCATCAAAAGTGAATACTGTCTCAATAGGTGAAACTTCTTCGCCATTCTTTTCAGCATGAGCTTGTAAGATTCCGTTGATTGCCATGTAAGCATTATTCATTGCCTCTTGAGCAACGGATAAGCTATCCTCGATTGTTTTAACTCGTGTAGTTCCTAAACCTGTATTTCCTTTCAATACTCGTTCGCTTCTTCCAATATTCATTTTATTTTCCTCCTTAGTTTCGCATTCGTAGCATAATCCTTTAAGTGATATCATAGGTGAAAATTCAACGCATCTGTCGCAGAATTGTCCTGCCATATCAGTTTACCTCCTTAGTTTTTACTTTCTTCCAGATAGAATCGATCACCAATACTGTCCATATAGGAGAGAACAGTGCAACTAATAAGATTATATCCTTCATATTATTCCATCTCCTTAGTTTTCTTATTTTGTAGCTTAATAGCTTCCGTAATTTGTTCTTCATAAAACTTTACAGCATCCATTGCCTCTTCAGCTTTCTTTGCGTATGCTTCCTTCAGTTCCAATAAACGTGATAGATTGCTTGTCATTTCGAATCCCTCCAATATAGTTATATTGTCGAAGTTTATGCTCCAAGCGTACTCTTTTTTGTTTGCCTTTACAGAAGTAACTATCCCGGATTCCTTTAGAGATACAAGCTCTCTAGATATAGCTGTATTTGATAACTCTGGATTGTGCATTCCTATCTCTTTAGTTGTGGCGTGCTCCAGGGCTTCTAAAGTAGTTAAAACTAAAAGCTTGACACCGCTGAATTTTTGAGACACTGACATCCATCTTAGGTCGATATCAGCGTTTGGGTAAAGGTCTTTTAAGATTCTAAACTTAGGTGGCAAATTCTGAAATTCCCTTTGATAGTCAAGGTATCCCTTCGAAGCTAAATTACGGATTATTCTTAAGATGTTATGTACTCCGTGTTTGTTTCCTTGAAAGTATTTAAATGCCAACTTCTGAGTGTTGAATGCTCTGTATCTTGCACCTGTAGTTATTTCTCGTAAGTCTTGATAAACCAGAGAAGCTAATAAGTTTGTATCCCTCATCACCTCTAAGTTGAATTCTTTCATATTACTCTCTGAAACTATTAGCTTGTCCTTTACTCTCATGTACATCTCCCTCTCAAGTTCATTTGCTTGTATTACTTAAGCTCTGACTTTATCTTATCAGATATTTTTAGGACTGGCAATAGTTTTTCCAAACTTTTTTGTAAATCCTCAAGAGTTCCGTCATTGTAGATGTGAAAGTCAGCGTTTACCCAGTAAGGTAAGTCTTTGCCGTTCACCTCTCCTAGCTCTTGCATACGGTGAAGTCTTTGCTCTAAAGGTGAATGCACTCTTACAATGTGAAAACCATTCTCTCGACACCATTCTTCTTCATGGGGTTGTCTTAAATCAGTTATAATCCAATTATAAGGTCCACAAGAATCTTGGTCGGCTATAGAAAGCTCAAGGGCTAATTGGTCAACCCATACATACTTGTAGGCATCGACGATAGGTTGTGACCACGAAATCATATGATCCCTATCCTTTACAGCTCCAACCATATGAGGGTTATCTCTGTAGTATCCTTTCTTCATGTAGTCACCAAATGCTAAACGGTTGAAGTACCAACCCATTAGTTTGTTGATCTCACGAGCTACCGTATCTTTCCCACTACGAGCTTCTCCACAAAGTGCAATTCTCATTACTTCATCCCCCAGTATTCCCTTATTTGTTTAACAGTTGAGTAAGGTCTTCTATCTAAAAATGATTTTAAGTCTTTCTTGTAAGTTAATACGCTTCGTTTCTCTAAACTTCTTAGCATTTTCCTTAAAGGAGCTATTCTCATTTTAGTTTTCCTCCATTGTTTTGTATTCCTCTTCAGTTATCTCACGATATTCAATATCATCACTGTTGGTTTTCAAATCTTCAATGTACCACATTAAAGTTTCTAATTTCTTTGATGATACATACCAGGTATTTGGAGTCTCTAATGCATAAGAAGTTACTTCTAAATATTTCATTATAATCTTCCTCTCTTCTTTTGTCTATTTAGATACATTTCAAAAGTTGCCATATACTGAACAGAAAATCCTGCTCTCATTGCATCAGTGATGACCTCATCTAGAATATTTCTAAGTTTATTCTTACTGAATCCGTGATAAGTAAATACATCTTTGAAGGTCATTCCGCTCATAAGTTGTTTCACTATCTTTTGAGGTAAAGGAGCTAATGAGCGGATAAACTCTTTGACAACTATCTTGTCCTCTTCTAGTTCATAAAAATTCTCATCAGCTTCAAACACTGAGTTATCCTCTTTGAAGTTGTCATCACATGGAGCTGATTCATCTACTAAGGAATTCTTATACGTATGCGCATAGATGTCTCTTCTAAAAGTCTTTGCTCGATTGCTTAAAGATACCGTCAAGTATTTCTTGAAGTTTGTTTCCTTTGAAGCATCCCACTTGTAAGTGTAAATCATTGCTTCTTGATAAAGAAAACTCAAATACTCATCATGTTCTCTTTGAAATATTTTATACTTTGTAGCATTGAATATCTTTTTAGCGGTATCAACTAAAATAATAAACTCATAGTCACTCAATCCTCTTTTAGTTGCATAAATTTCTTCCCAGATTCTTTTAGCCATTTTACTTTCCTCCAAGTTTATTGATTATTCTTCTCTTATAGTGTAAAATCTTCGGGAGCTTCCCTTCTCTTAAGTAGTATGCATTTATGTCGTCACCTTCAAGTTCCCATTTTACACTATAGATGAACAGGTGACCATTTAATTTATTTAATATTTTCTTAAAAAGATTATGACCTGCTTTGTCGTTATCCGAAGCGATTACTATCCGTTCAACTCCGGATTGAAGTATCATTTCAGCCTGTCTATCTGAGATGGATGAACCTCCTAGAGCAACAGCCGCATATCCGTTTTCCCAAACTGTAAGGGCATCTATTTCAGCCTCACATATCCAAAGAGTGGTTGCTTTGGAGTTGTACACCTGGTCGATACCAAATAGGAGTTGATTGATACGGTAACCTCCCGAAGCGTATGAGAATATTTTTGAATCTGTTGAGCGGTACTTAATAGACCGGATTACACTGTTTGGACTTCTCCAAGGGAATGCAACCTTATTACCTTCATTAGTACCAACCCCTAGTCGTCTCTGAGTAGTTTCGGATATTCCTCTATTGTTTAGATACTCAGAGTTTCCTAGTAGTACGTCTTCAAAGAATATTTCTTCTTTGATGTCCTTCCAAGGGTGTAACTTTCGAGCTTCCTCATAAGCTACTGGCATGTACTTTTCGAGCAAATACTCCATAGCAGACTCGTAATCTGTTTCTTGGAGATGAGCAAGCAACTCTACAAAGTTTCCCGAAGTTCCCGCTCCCGAGTCTTTCCATGAGCCTGCAATCTCTAAGTTTCCAATGTCTTCTAAGTTTACAAAGAAGCTAGGATTTCCATCAAAGCGGAACGGACTACATGCAGTAAGTTTCTCATCAGTCCACCTTTCTTTCTCCCAATGGAAGCTTTGAAGCTCGTCCACTAAGTCGACATCTACACGGTGCTTACCAATCCATACAAGTGGCATTACATTTCCTCCTCAAAAGTTTTAGCACTTAAAAGTTTACTTGCTCAAAAGTTTGTTCTTTCTCGACCGTCTCTTGTCTTCGACCAATCGAATTTAGGGGTTAGATGAATTTCAAAGTAACTTCGGAAGACCTCCCCTGTCGTGTGTACTTCCAATACTTCATAAATTGGCATCGAGTTATCAAATTTATCTTCTAAGCTTCGGCATCTATTTGCTAGGCTGATAGGATTAAAGTCTCTGAGCCATAAGTCGCCTTTAGTTAAGTCGCCGATAGGTTTCTTTGCAGAATATAAGCGTTTCTTTTGCTTCATGTGGACAATCCCATATTTCCGTCTTGCTCGTGTTTCAATTACCTCTTTAAAGCGATCAGTTGCTTTCATTGTGTTCTCCCTTCCGTAAGTTTTCTCATCTGAATCTGTTTCAGACACTCCTTAGCTATCTTTTGTAGTTCCTCATTAGTTAATTCATTATAGTTTATCATAACATCCTCCTTAGTTTCCTTTGGTTTGTATCAACTAACCTCATCTTATCACATTACTTTTGAGATTACAACAACTTTTTTGACATTTAATTAACTTTTTGGAATATAATTAAATTAATAGCATATACTTTTAAGTTATAAAAAAAAATCCCTCAAGTGAATTAGCACCTGAGGGAATCAAAATATATCTTGTGTCCGTCTTTCCAGACTGTCAGTATTGAGGGAGTTGCACCCTTCGAAAAGTTAGGAAATCATGAAAGCTTGCTGAAGGCTTCCACGATACGGAAGTAGGGCTTTTCTGTTTCACCTCACAAGTTAAGTTTTGGCTTCACAGCTTTAACGTCCATGCCCTATAGACGGCTCTTAAGGTAGAGCGACCTTGATTGACAACCTAGTTGACGAGACTAGGAACAAAATAAAAGAGTGAATATTTTTGTAGACATGTCGTCCACTGCTTAGTTAGACTTTGAAGTGTTTCCTACTTGATGGATAAGACGGTTCGTGGTTACTCTTATAAGTAACTTCTTATCCGTTTCGGTAACACTTCAGCTTATTGATCTTTATAAGTTTTTAACAATAGTCTTTCCTATTAGTCAAGTGTTTTAACAAGATGTTTTACCTTATTTTTGTGGTCTTTCCCACTGTCAACGAAAACAAACTAATTTTATTTGCGGTTCTTTTAACGTGATTTTCCATCAACACGGGTTTTCAAATGCTTTTTCCTTAACATCCAGCCTTAACGTAACTGTGCACGGGTTTTACAGTCTTTTCCTTGACAAGAAAGGATAATCATCATGTTACTAACATTTTGGGTTGGCTGTAACCCTTTTACATCTATGGCTAGTAGATGGGTTTATTTGGTTTTCCTTCCAAGTTACTTAAGCTCATTAGGATAGAATCTTAGAATTAATTTAATGGTATCAATCACTTCACACTCGTAGGACTTACCATCGAATGATAAAACCTTAGCTGACTTACCTTCATAAGTTTTAATCCAATCATAATTTTCATTCTGATAAGAATAAACCTCTGAAGCTTGTCTTACCGTTAAAACATCACCTACGGAGAATAGAGGCAAGTCGGTATCCTCCGTAGGTTCATATACTTCACAATCACATGTCCATCTATATTCTCTACAGTTCGGACAACATGGTGAAGGTTTAGTATCTAGGTCACTGCTTGGGCTTACTCCTACACATTTACAGTTCCGAAGTATAGGCTCTTGGGCTTCATCCACTTTGGCAACCGTCTCGGAAGGCGGAAGCTCTTGGGACTCATTCAAAAAGTCATAGATACTTAGTTGCTTGTATTTTTCTTTCATGTTTATCTCCTCCTCAATTTTAACCTGTCATTGTTGAAGTCTTATTAGCTCGTCCTTTTTCTCAATGGTAGGTTTCCCTCTTGAGTCCTACTTTACAGCAACCTGAGGAGGTTGTCAACTACTTTTAGTATATTTATTTAGATTCTTTTAAATCAACTCTTCAGGTTCTCTAAAGTCATCGAAATAATGAACTTTAAAGTCATCAAACTCTTCGATAATAGCGTCAGATAATTCTTCTAGAGTTGAAAAGCCATTCTCGAAGTAACGGTTTCCGTACTCTAAGGTGAAGATGTTATGCTCATAATCTGCGTCTGTACCTACGAAGAATAAAGCGTTAGGAGGAATTAGTGCTAAAGGTTTTCCTCGCTTAGTAGTAATGAATCTGTCATGTGACTCAAGTACTTTCTTTGTAGTTATGCGAAACGTTCGAGTTTCTTCTACTAGTATGTCACCTTCGATTGTGCAGATTGTTTCTTTACTAAAGCAACGCTTATCTTCTTCTCTTACTTCAATGGTTTTCATAAATGTTTCACTCCTTAGTTTTAGTTTCTTCCATTAAAGGGAGATGAAGAATACCTTATTAGAAAGGTAATTCTTCATCAGTTACATCCAACACAGTTCCGACAATATCGTCAACCTTTACATCTAAATCTACATTGATGACAGTCTCTCCGATCACCTTTTTAGTATCAAATCCCGGATGAGATACTGCAAACTTTTTGATTACTTCCTTTTGAGCTTCTAACGATAAAGTGTGATGCGCTTCAGAAAACTCTTCAGCCGTAATCTCTTGTTTGCGGTACTCTTTATGCTTTTCTTGATCCTCTGGAGACATAATTGCCAGCATCGTGTTAGTGTCTACATCTACGGAGAAACCTCCAGTACCTTTAGAAAGAGTGTATCCAAACATTTCAGCTTGACAAGGAGTACCTGCATTGACTGAAGTCCAAGCATTTGAGATTTTCTTGAAGATTCCCTCTGCTTGTTTCTGAGTAGTTTGCATCACGAAAGGTTCGCCTGTCATGAAGTCGTAGAAGCCGAATAAGAATCGTGTTTGAGCTTTAAAGCGGTAAGCTTCTTTCAATTTAGCTATCCATTTAGCACCTTCAGTTTCTTTAAAGTCTTTGTATTGCTCTGGAGTCATATTCTTTCGAGCTTCTTCAGCTCCACATTCTTCTTTTAGCTCATCAGCTAATCTGAACATTTCCTTCATAGCTTCAGGGAATAGGTCATTCTCTTGAGGAACTCCGACAGTTCCCGTAAGTGGATAAACGTCATATACTTCAACAGCGGCATACTCAGTAGGTCTCAATAACCCTACAGTTAGTTCTTCACCACGTTTTAGATATCGCAAAAAATGTACTTCCTCTTCGTTGTTCTCTTCTGCTTTCTTAAGAGATTCTGGATTGCTGAAATCAAATCCTTTTAGTACTGTCATCAATAATCAACCCTTTCAGTATTGTTAGTAGATTGCCTTACACTAGTAGTTTACCGTTAACTCAAGAGGATGGCACTTTTTATAGCAAAATAAATTAATTTTAATAGAGTGTTGACTTTTTAATAGATTACATGTTAAGGTATTAGTACAGTTAGAAAAGAACTTAAACATAAAAGATTAAAACATAAAAGATATTGTGATACTCTAAAGAGTATCACGTGAGTATCTAAAGATACTCACAAAGGTTTTAAGTACTTTATATATTTAAGTATCCGTAAGGATACAATAGGAGGAATAAATATGATACATGAAGATATCTTAAAAGTGATAGACGAACAATATGTGATTGACATGAGAGCGGCTGAAGAGGAAGAAAAAGAATTTCTTTTCAAGGAACTAAACACTAAGCAGAAGACGGCTATCCGTAAAGACTGGAGGGCATGCCCACTTTCAAGATGGAACAGCACAACAGCGAGAGCATACTTAACATCTTGCACGAAAGCGAAATTCAAATGTGAGTATGTATGCAATAATATCCGTCAAGAGAATGCACTCATAAGTAACTTTATCAAGCAATACGGAAGAGTAGCTCTGAAAGATTTCATCTACGCTTCAATGAAATCCTACAAAGGTAATAAGCAATACCCTTATCCGACATTCAACTTTATGTATTCTTACATGAGAGAACGTGAGCTGCCACAGATTCTTTGGAAGATTCAACAAGCGGAGGAAAGAGCTAAAGAGTTAGAAGCTCAGAAGAATGTAAAATTTGAAAGTATGGCTGATATGTTTTAAACGACGTTGTCTAAAAATTTTATGGTAAGATACTTGTAAGGAGGAGAAACATATGAGTGATTTCACTTTTGAAATTAAAATAGCTACAAAGCCAGAACGTGTAGAATCGTCAAGGATGTCTCGAGAGACAGAACTACGATTGGAATTGATGGAAAGTAGACAACAGCTTGCAGATGCTAAACGGCTTGTGACTTCTATAGAAAAGTATATAAGAGAAATTGAGGAGGAACTTAATAATGAAAGAATGTAATTTAAGAAACTCATGTGATAAAGCTAAAACGTGCAACTCTCCGTGTCCTGCTTTTATCCAACTGCAAGGATTAGACGGAAATGGGGGTAAACAGAGAGAGTGTGGTATTCCTTCGGAGTATCGTCAAACAGATTTAGAAACTTCAAGATGTCGAGAAGATCAGTCGCATATCTATAGAGACCTAGAAAAATATGTAGGGACATTTAAGAAAGCTTTCAACATTAAGAGGAATGACAAAGAGAACCGCTTGAAGGATTTATTCTTTTACTCAATAGAGACTGGGACAGGCAAGACAACTACTGCATGTGCTTTAGCTAATGAGTTTTTACAATACAGCTACTTGCGTTCTGTAATGCTAGAAGAACCAGATGCCTTTAAAGACCCTATTTACTTTTTGGATGTACCACAATTGCAATATCTTTACTTACAAGCAAACAGAGGCGGAACTCCTCAAGATATCCGTGAAGAGGCATCTCGAAAGTATTACAACATGTTAGGAAAGGCAAAGAAGTCACGCTTGGTTGTGTTCGATGAGATGGCTTTGAGAGATGTATCTGAAGCATTTAGAGGTGACATTCATGAGTTAATTAACCACAGAGCGGTTGAGAATCTTACTAATATATATACAAGTAATTTACCTTTAAAGGATATGCTTGATATCTATGATAGAAGGTTATGGGATCGCATAAGACATTACTGTATCGAGTTCAACTTCATAGGGGAATCTAAGCGAGGTGAAATGCGATGAGGTGGATATGGTTACCTGTTAAGGGATACCCTAACTATTACGTATCAGACTATGGGGAAGTTATAAATATGGATACTATGCGAATACTTAAAAAGGATAACCGCAAAGGGTACTTTTCAGTTAGACTGAGCAATGGTAATGTTTCGAAAGTATTTAGCATACATAGGTTAGTCGCCACCGCTTTTCTTGGTAACTCTTCGAACCTACCACAAGTAAACCATAAGGATGGTAATAAGGTAAACAACCATGTAGATAATCTAGAATGGTGCACTCAAGAGTATAACTTACAACATCAACAAGTAAATGACCTAGTCTTACGAGGAGAGAAAAACGGGATGAGTAAGTTGACAGAATCCCAAGTAGTGAATATAATAAAACTTAATGATGGAAAACATTCTAGAAAAGAAGTTTCAAAAATGTTTAACTGTTGCACTGATAGTATAGGTAATATATGGAACAATAAGACATGGAAGCACATTCCAAGATAATAAGTAACAAACTAGGAGGATTAACACATGAGTTTATTCAGTGGGGAAATGATTTTATCTAAAATGCTTGACAATAAGAATAGTGACATTGAGGCTAAAAAGCTAGGTCTTGAGCTAGAAGACTTCCAGACAGCTACTGAGAAGGAAGCATACAGTTTCCTTCTCAGATACATAGACAGATACGGAGAGAATCCGGATTGGCGAACTCTTATGAGTGAAGTACAGGGATTTACCTACCGTGAAGACGTGCAAGACTCTTTAGAGTATCTTATCAATACAGCAAAAAGAAAAAGAAAATCTCGTGAGATTGAAACTTTCATGAATAAACATATTGACAATTGGGGAAAAGGGAATGTAGACGAATGGACAAACTCTCTCTTAGAAGGAATTGATTCAATCAATAAAGATACTGCTCCTCGTCAACATGTAGGCACAAATCTTGTGACCGACTTTTCTAAGTATCTAGAAGAGTATGACACTCGTAAGGCAGGTAAGAGCTTCCGGAGCTTTGCTCCTAAGCATAAATCCATGAGAGATGCTATTGGGAATTGGATCACAGGTAATATGTACACATGGTACGGTCGTTCCGGTAGAGGTAAATCAGCAGTCACTTTAGATGAAGCATGCTATCAAGCACAATTCAACGGAGCAAACGTATTGATTTGGTCTATGGAGATGTCAACTTTCGAGGTAATCTCTAGAGCGTATTCATTTATCTCAGGAAATGCAAAACTTAAAAAGCAAAACATTGGAGGAGCTGAATACATTGCAGGGTTTCAAAGTAACGACCTTATCAGAGGTAAACTATCTGAAAACGATGAAGAAGAATTCAGAAACTTTCTCGGAAACCTTAATGAGTATATCTCGGGAAGTATCACTATCCGTGGCAA